AAATACTTCAATGCGCTAGCCTCCCAACCATTCATGTCATAGGCTTCCCACACTTCCCAAGGCTGTATAGCCTTATCTTTGTAGTGGTTGCCACCATACTGATCTGCCATAACTTCGTCATAGTTACTCATTGTCAGGTTTCTTAAACAGTGCTGGCATACGTTTCTCTTTCTCAGCCAACTCTAGTGCATCAGTAAGGAGTTTGATAAACCCTGTCTGTACCAATAGAGTCATCATCTTAGTGTCAACGTTCTCTAGTTGAACGTCTGCACTGCCATCTTCATTCTCTTTAATAATTGTCAAGTTCATTTTTGTTTCTCCACAAAGCTGTTACAAAGTTGATGTAGTTTACCATCTTCTGTTTTAAATTTCAATACCACTTCAATTGACTTATCATTTTCGTAGACACATATTTGTAAATACCTACGCAATGCTTTCATCATAAGATAGCTGTCATCGTTTATCATCTACTTCCTTTCTGATTGCTCGTTTAGCAAGATACACAAGTTTCTTAGCATACCCTTCTGAACACCTTAATGCAACCCCTATGTCGTAATAACGCATCTCATCGTACTCACGTAGATACAAGGCACGTTGTTGCTTACGGGGCAGTTTAGCCCACACTCTACTAACTTCAGCTAATGTTTGCTTAACTTGTAGCAAAGACTCAGGACTAACTGCTGTATGCAATTCAACATCGGTTTTAAGGCTATGGGAAGGGGTCTTAGAGGCTTTATTCATGGCAATGGTACATAACCACGTATACAAGCTACTATCGCCTCTAAAGGTCTTTAAATATCTGAATGCTGCTAGGAATGTCTCTTGTGTAATCTCTTCTGCTAATGCGCTGTCGTTGACCTTCCTCCGTATAAAACGGAAGATACGTTGCCAATATTTAGCAGTTAGAAGAGAGTAGGCTTCCTCACTCCCTTCTAATGCTTCTATTACTAGTAACTCATCAGACTTCACAGACACCGGCAACACATGCTAACATTTGAGCACCCTCTACGTTGTCATCGTTCTCAATGAACGATTCCCAATCAATAGTCTTAGGCATCTTATCTTTCATATTCTCGTACTCAAGATGAGAAATTTCCTCGTAAGGTGCTTGTCGGTATGACCCGCCATCCCAAGGAAGGAAGCTAATGCCACTAATCTCATCAAAGTGTTCCCACACCCAAGCACCTACAGAGGGCCAATCTTCTTCTTTAACATACACTGTTACAGAAGGTTTATGCTCACACCAGTGTCGTTGATAGATTAGCCACAGTTTCAAGTGTGTGAAGCTATCAAGTTCATCTCGTGTAATACAACCATCAGGTGCTTTAGTAGGGAAGCTAAAGATAGTTGTATCTAGGGGCTTCATTACACACGGCTCACTAGGTACTCCTTGATCTTGTAGAAACGCTGTAAGAGGGTCTTTAGTATCGTTACGCACCCTACGAATATAAAACTGACTATGCCTAGCATGAATACCAGAGGCACTATCAACAAGCTGAGAAACAGTACCAGAAGGTTTAACGCAAGTGATTGCTGTTGACTGTTGTATCCCCAATGCATCAGCAAACTCCTTATTAGTAACAACTGCAATGTTCTTTAGTCGCTCCAATCGACTATGTAGGTTTTCATCGTTGATGTTGTTGAGCAGGGGACAGTCGAGTATTCCCGTGATGCTGACCCCCAATAATCGCTCTTCTTCGGTGTTTTTTTGCCAGATTTTTCTGAGATAAGGGAAATCTGTGAGGCAAGATTGGTAAGTTCCGAGGATAGAGGCAAGTCGCACTTTCCTTTCCAAACTATTTTCATCCTCTGTGTCTCTGGCGACAACTTCCGTAAGGTTACAAAACTGATTCGGCCTGAGTATGATTTCAGAACAGGGGTTAGTACCAAACTCATAATTGCTGTCTCTCCGTCCAATCTTTGCAACTGTAGATTTAGCCGCTTGTCTTGAAAAGATGCCGCGCTCTCCACTGAAAGATTGGTACAAAGCCAGCCACTCTGACATAAACTCCCCAACTGTGGGGCGTTCATTATATGCTGCACTATTGTTTGCAAGAGCACGTTGTCCTTCACGTTCCCACCAGTTACCAGCTTTAGCATGTCGCATCCTATCGTCAGACAAATCACTTAAACTAATCATAGCACTGCGGCGTACACCACCAACAACTACTACGTCCCCAATTTTACACATAATGTCATGGCACTCTAAACTATTTAGTTTACGTCCAGCCGCACCCTTAAACTTATTAGTAACAAACTCAAACAAGTCTTGTAGTGGTTTAGGGCCGCTAGCACGACCACCGAATGTTTTAAGTCGTGCACCAGCAGGGCGTACCTTAGACACATCCCATTTAGGAATCTCACCAGAATAGAGTAGAGCAATTACTTGTCGTAACGCTTTAGCCCAACCTGCTTTACTATCAGACACAGAGATAGTAGTGTCGCTATTGAACATCTTAGCAGGTACATCTGGCAGTTTGTTAACATATTTACTTTCAACACTAAAGCCTACACCAGTACCGCACAATAGAATGTACATGGCTTCGTCAAAGGATTTAACATCATCTACAGCTAGGTAGCTACAATTGTAGCCAGCAGTGTTATCACGCTCTAGCGCCTCACCAGCAGTCATTACAGCCCTCATAGAAGGCATAACTTCTAGTGTTAGTATTGCTTGGTGCAGTTCTGAATACAGTTCAGGAGGAATGGCATAGCCATGCTTCTTAATGAGTTGTGTGTTCATAAAACTCATGTAACGATCTACACTCTCAGGCCAGTGTTCACGGCGTTTCTTATCGTCAAGGAAACGGCAGTAACGGCTCTTAGCAATAAATGTTTGGTAACTATCCATATTATTCATTCTCCTCTATTTCATCTTCATTAAAAAATACAATCTCTACAATACCTAGATATAAGTGCAAATATACACCTGTAACTGGAGTAAACTCAAGACCGATAGCCATACCTGTCATCAGTCTAAAAGCAATTTGCATATCATATCCCTTCTTTCTAACTCGTAAGCATTGTTTAATATTATCTTAGTATCCTTACTAAGCATCTCGTAGAATATAGGGCCGTACTTGTGTGAGTTAGCTACGTACTCGAATTCTTTTAGTGTGTGGTGTAGCCACGCTTCCTCTTCGTTTTGATGCACCTTTTTCATCCTTAGTCTTAAGTTGATGACAGTCCTTACACAATACTTGCAAGTTCTTACTATCACAGAACATTCTATCTATGTACACATCCCAAGATATGAAGCCAGCTATAGGGTCTACAACAGGTTCAATGTGGTCTACTTGTACGTCTTTAGCCACATATTCTTTAGTACACACTGCACAAGTGTAGTGCATAGCAAGTTTTCCTGTCTTCTTATTGATCTTCCTACCTAGTTCTGCTGCTTTTAAACATTTCCATTTAGGAGGCCACCTACGCACACCGCCCCTTAGAGTACTAGTAATAAAACTACGATAGCGACCATCTGTCCAATCACCATCATTTTTCATCCATAACCCAAGGGACTACCTTAGTCCAAGCTGCAAAGTGATGCAAGTTACCCAAACTATCATAACACTTACTGTACATTCCGTCAACACCCATAAACTTGAACACATCATTCTGTGCAAATTCAACACTATCTGGCGGCACTTGTACATCTTCTTTAGGAGGTAGTTTGAAGTGAGAACGTAAAGGTAGGTCATACAGTGCTTTCATATCGTTAATATCAACTTCACTAATCATTTAATTGCCTCCATGTATAAACCAACATTACCTATAGCATACCCAATAAATGCAATCCCTAAACCTGCCTTACCTGTTATTAGTAAGTTAACTGCAACTACTAAATATACCACACCTATCATTGCTATTAGCCAACTAGCCATAGTTCTTCTCCTTGAGTTTGGCTTGAACTCGGCCAATTACTATCTTCCAACCAAGAGGTGCTCGTACTGCTTCAGGCCCAAGGCATCCTAGTATTTCCTCATCCGTCAGTCCTACCCATGTGCGCTTCTCTACTACCTCAACACCTTTATTCCATGTGTCATGGCAAGCGCAACCTCGCTCCCAACATTCTCTATCGGCTATCATGTGTTCTTCTCTTCTACTTCTTTGATGTATGCAACTGCTTCCTTCTGTGGCATAAAATATAGAAGACATTCTTGTAGTGCTCCACGTAATTTTAGATTGTATTCACCATCATCACCGTGTCCTTCTAATGTAATACTGGTAAAACTATTTTCAAATGCCCACTTGAGTTCGCCTACTACAATGGATTCAATCATCTCATCATTCAGTTCGATATGCATCTTCTACCTCCTTTTGATAATCAGTTAAGTCTCTTTGCCAATCTTTGTTCTGCTCTACATTCAGCACTTCTTGTTTACGCTTCTTCCCACTCATCTCCAAGTCGATAGTGGATTTCGTCTTCTTCAATTGTGTCTTCTTCTGTGTTGTCATCTGTAATGTAAAACTTATTGTAGTTAGCTACTAGTACGTCTGGTAAAAGGTTAATAAAATCCTCTACTGACAAACCTAATGCAATGGTTAGTTCAATAGGGTCTTCAAAGTTCTCTTCAATGAATTGCTTCACTGCAAATAGTTTGTCGTTATAGTTCATTATATTTTCTTCCTAAGTACTCGATGCTTAGGAACATCTCATCGAAGTGACCATCTTCCACTTCATTCATTACTAGTAATCCGCGCCAATGTTTATTAGAAAGCTGATCCATATAACTCTCGTCATGTAGATAATAGCTCCCTGCAATTATAGCACAAATGGGTTTGCCATCTGCACGTTTACCATAGGCTACTTGTTTCCCCTGTTGATGACCTGCAACGCAAGACATATGCAACTTACTAAGAATAGCCCCGCTAGTAGAGGCGGGCCTACCCATAGCACCAACAGGCCAGTAATGATTGAAGCCAACACCATTAATGAACACAGGTCTAAGAAACTCATGCACTTCCCAATCGTTTTCATATCCTAAATCCTTTGTTGAAATTAAACCCTCTAATGTAGGGTTGTTATTAATAGCACGAGATATACGATTCTCATGGTTGCCCATAAGCATAACCATTCGTGGCTTGTATACCTTATCTTTGTTCAGCTTCTGCTTAATCTGTAGTTCACGTAGAGGCTTTAGCATAAGCTGCATAGCACCCTTAACTACATCAACATCCTTTTTATAGCGTAAACCTTCAAAGTATTTACTACCCTTAATGTCGTGTGTAGATAGGCTAGGCATATCTGCAAAGTCCCCAATGTTAATCACAACATCAGGGCGGTATTCACAGATAGCCTTACCTGCCCATGACAGGTGCTCCAGTGGAACACCCTCCTTTACTTGGCAATCTGGTATTACTAATATTTTCATTTAGTACCTGCTGTTTTTAAAGTCTAGTGTTGACTCTACTTCTTTAAACTTTGTTTCCAGTGATGTTAGTTCATTGATAAGTTTACTTAACTTAGCAATATTACTCTTAAACTTCTCTTTACTACTGCTACATAGGTCTATAGTAACAGTTTTGTTACAGTCACTAATAGTTACGTATGATTCTATATAGGTAGTGCTACTATCAAGACTAATCTCAATAGCTGCCATGCCTTTATGCTTATTTAAAAATGAACGTGAATTATATATCATGTAATTTCCATTACTCTAGGTAGGTCTACAACATCAACTAAAAACTCAGGGCCGTTTGAGTACATAAATGTACGCATCTCAGGGAAACAATCTTTCTTAAAGTTGCAATAGGAACAAGTAGTGCATAGCTTCTTATTCTTACTGGTCTTACTAGCTGATACAGGGTCAAGTCGTGGAATACTAGTAAGGTCTGATGTGACAGCATCCACTGCGCTAGCAGCTTGCATCTGAAACATACTCTTGTCTACACTAATAGGGAAGTAGGCTACGTGCCCTAATTCTTTTTGTATAGTAAGAAAACCAGCACTATCATAATTAAGAGCAGAAGCATATCCGTTAAGTTGTTGGTAATATCCAAATGGGTCATCTACAAGATTGTTTTTAAACTTCTCAATACCAAACTTGGTGGTGCTTTTAACGTCAACCATCACACCATCAATTACAGCATCAATACGTCCACGTACAATCCAACCATTACCTACATCATAAATAACTCTCTCTTGCTTCTTCTCTACTGTATGCCCTGCATCTTCCGCTACGTTTAGTACCAACTCTTCTAGAATATCTCCGTAAAAGAATTTAAGTAACAAGTTACCATCTGGCTTATCTGCAAGTTCAGGCTTGTTATACTTGTACCAAAGACTACGAAAACACTTTGCACCTACTTCGCTGAAGTACAGCACATTCTTATCACGCTCAATACCTCGTGGTTTAAACCATTTATCGTAGCTAACTTCTACCTTGTTGTTACTAGTAGCAGGAGGAATCCCTCCCGCTACCACAGAGTAAATGTCATCCACTAATGTGTGGATGGATTTCATTTAGTCAGCTTTCATAATGTTTTCTGCTGCTTCTGCATCTAGATCACCGCATGAGTATGCTTCAAACATACGTGCAACCTCAATGATTTTCTCTGCATACTCTAAGTTAGTTAACTCTTGCTCGTTGTTACCATTGTCACATACCGCCTTGGTAGCGTTAGTGATGCTGTTCTGACGCACAATGGCACGATCACCATGTAGGGCAGGGATAGGAAACACCTTGCTAGGAGGGCTGTAGGAGGGCTTAGAACCGCTTACAGAGCCACTTGTAGTGATTACCGCACCAGTACCCTTCTTAATCATCTGGACAGACGTTAGGTCAACGTTCTTGCCATAAGAGTTCTCAGTGAATTGGAAATCAATCTCATCACCAATGTTAAACGTAGGCTTCTTAAAACCATAGCCGTAGCGTTCACCGCCACACACAATGGTGTATGCTGGCTTAGGGCCAAATTTAGTGTTAACTTCTTTGTTTGTAATGTTCTCAACAGTGTATGACATAAATTCCTTAAGTTGGAGGGTAAACAGTTTTATCTTGCCAATTAGTGCCAGCTTCTACGCCGACACCTAGCTTACATGGGAAATCAATATTGAAATACTTCTTCATATACATAGGTGCGCTTTCTAAAGTCTTCTGTGCTAGAGCAGACACATCATACAACATATCGTTGGGTACGTCAAGTACCACACTATCGTGCACAGTCATTACTAGTAACGCTTTTTCTGCATAGCCAGCCTCTTCTAAATTACGTAGAAGAATGCCAACCATCATAGGTACTACATCTCCTGTAGCAAAGCCCTGAATAGGCCAGTTCTTAAGTTCTGTAGGACTAAAAGATAAGTCACCCTTGTATTCGTTAGGGTATTTATTAAACAAGTAGTGCCTACCTGTAGGACTATTGTGATAGTATGTGTACTCAGGCCCACTTTTAGCAGGGTCATACAACACTACTGCATTGTCATTGGCTTTCTTAACTATTTCTTCATGGTAGGCTTTAACTCCTTTATATCGTGTATAGAATGTTTTAATGAATTTCGTAGCTGTTGCTCTATCACAACCACTTTGCGCCATAAGTGTAGTTGCTCCACCTCCGTACACAAGTAGAAAGCTGTATCGTTTAAAGGGCTTCCGTTCTTTGTCAGTTGGATACCGACCATACATTCCTTTATAAAGTTCTCGGTGCATATCACGACCAGCATTAATGTCATCAATTAGTTGCTGATCGTTTGCTAGGTAAGCTAACGCAATCATCTCTAGTTGCGAGTAGTCAAGTTCTAACATAGAACCTAGTTTACCATACCTACTAACGTAGGCACGTTTAACATCTCCGTTGTCAGTTTGATTCTGCAAGTTGGGGTTGGTTGATGACAGTCTTCCTGTTTTGGTAGCACAATGATTTAGGTTAGGGTAGATTTTACCAGAGGGAAACAACAGTGTGTTCAATCCCTCGTAGTAAGTCTCCTTAATCTTTGTAGCATCTCTAATTACTAGTAACTCCGATGCTACAGCATCTCCTGCATCTGTTAAATGATGGAGCACTGCATCGTCTACGCTGTAGTAGCCATTCTTACCAACCTCACCTACTGGTTTATATTTAGCAGTGTGCTCTACTGTGTGCTCTACTAGCTTACTCTTTGGCTTACCATTCTTGTAGAACCCAACATCCTCACGCACCATTTCCTTAGAAGTACCTCCGAAAAAATATAGGGACAGTTGCTTATGGCTAGCTGTATCTAGCATAGGCTCTAATGCATACACGTTGTTTCTAGCATTCTCTAGAATTGCACCATAGTAGTTACGCTGATTGTCTACATACTCCTTATTAATTTGCATACCATGTCTATTCATCTCAGTGGTTGCACGTAGTGCGTCCATTTGTGTGAACATCAATGGCAATATACCTAACGCTTCTGCTTCCGCAAACTGTGCGTTAAAGATAGTTGCTGTGTTCTCTACGTCAGACACTAGGTAGGGTAGTAGTTCTTCCTCTGGAATACTCTCAGTGTCAACACCATTTTTCCAATACGTTTTTATCTTGTCATCTTTAAGTGCGTGTGCGCCTACATACTCCATAGTTAACTCATCTAAACTTGCATACATCTGGCGCTGACCAGAAAGAATGTATGCGGCAAGTTGTGTACACCAAATACGTGGCAGCTTGTTACTAGTATAGCGATAGAGATATAACAGATCAAACTTGATGTTGTGCCCGATAACTAGGGTTGCTTTAGCACACATGTGTATAAAACTTACATCTGGTACACCAGCATTATCATACCTTGTTTGAACAGGGTTGTCATCAATCTTCCAGCCCACCGCTACAATGTTATTACCTAACCACATAGGGTTAGCCTTGTTATTGCCTACAGGACATTTGATTGATGTTTCTAAGTCAAGTACTAGATTCATTTATACAATCCTTAATTAAGTCATGTAAGTTAAACAGCAGTACAAACTCATCACTTACACTTAGTCTACTAGTAGGAGAATACCCTGCCCACAAACCAGTTTTACTAAACATCACATGGTCAGTTGTTTTGCTATCACCAGATACTTCTATATAAATTTTACCATATCCAGATTTTGTATTCCAAAACACATCACCAATCGTAGGTTTTACCTTGTTTTCCATTTGCTAACATACCTCGCTTTTGATGGCTCTATTTCTACTTCAAAGCACCCATGTCGGTGCGCTTCTAGTGTTTCCTTACCTCCAAATAGTTTATTCTTAGGCACATGAATGTAACGCTGTAAGTCCATTGCTGGCTCATTACTCTTACCAATTGTAATGATGGCATCTGCTTCACCAATCTTATCTGTCTTACTACCTCGTAACTGATTCATCTGAATCCATTTCTCTCCCTCACCAGTTCCGTCTACTTGGCTGATTGCAATTACAGGGCAGTAGTCTTTAGCTATATCTCGTGCCCACTCGTACAGTTTACCGATACGTAGGTCATCTCTAGATTCATTAGCAAATCCGTGTACCTTATCTAGTTGGTCAAAGATAATAAGTCCCGGCTTAAACTCTGTAAATAACGTGGAGATTTTGTTAACACTCTTAATGCCGCTGTCATCATCTAACACAAGAAACCTAGCACCACCATTGATAATAAAATCTTCCTCATACTTCTCAGGTGCTGACATTAGATCACCAGTGGTAACGCCGTGGTAGGCTTGGATAACCCGCATCATAACCTTGTTGCTAGCTTCCTCATTGTTAATCCACAGTACATGCTCATCAGGTTGCAGTTGCGTCATCATGTAGCTAGCTTCACTAGCTGTAAACGTAGTCTTACCTGTCTCTGGTCTAGCCGCTACAATAACAAAGTCACCCTTACGTAGTGGGCCTAGTGCTACGTTCAACTCTTTAAGTCGCCAGTTAAGGCCACTACCTGCCACTACACTACTTAGATATGACAAGCTAGGTGTTACGAACACATCTGTCTTCTCTACACTAGAACCAATCTCTTTCTTGTAGTCCTTAATCATCGGCTCGATACTAGTAAGATCACCGCCGTGCCCTGTACCTATCTTAAGGCACACATCATAAATCCTAGTTGCATAGTCTGTTTCAATTAGCTTGGCTAGAATGTCCTTAGTGATTGCTCTAGGCTTGTCTAGGGCTTCATGTAAGTTATCAAAGGCCATCTCGTACAAGGCAGGGTCTTTAATCTTCTTGCCCCTAACAATGTAATAGAATGTTTTAAACTCATTAAAGTCTACTCGTGTACGTGTTGGATAGTTCTCCCAATAATCTCCCATAACAGTAAATAAATCCAGCGTAATAGAAGACACTGTATGTTTCTTTACGTGCTCTTTAAATCGGTTGTACACATCCTTGTCGTATGTGGCAACCAATAGTTCAATATCATATGACAATTTTATTCCTTACTAGTAACGTTATTTCTTGCCGTATCGGCTCAAGCAAAGCAAGTGCCTCGCCGTGATCTCCACGATACAGCCACCACCCACCCATGCCGCGACTGTTCCCGTCACGAAAGTTGGTCTTGATGGTTTCCCATCCAAGATCACAAAGTCGGTACAGCATTTCGCCGTCATCCGTATGTCTAATTTCTGTTTTCATTCGTCTCTCCAAACTATTTTATAATCTATTAAAAATCCATGCGGCGCAGTTCTTTTATTGAAATCTCTTTAGGCTGTTGCATGTGCATACTAGTAACGTTCCTTACAAGCGGGGCTAACTCTCTGTATATCTTCAGCGTACCTACTTCCCCTGCTTCATCTGCATCTAACCATAACACAACTTTATCAAACTTGTCAATTTTTAATGCCATTAGAGTATTGAAATCAAGTTTTGTTCCAAGTAGGCATAAACTACTGTAACCAACACTATGCAATTTATAGCTGCTCAGTAAATCTTCTACAAATATTAGGGGCTTGTTAGGGTCGCCCTTAAGGTAGGAACACCCATTACTTGTGTACGTCATGTACTTAGGCTTTCCATCGTACCTTCTATGTTGAAAGCCGCACACTACGTTTTGATTCCATACCGGTAATATTACGCCTTTCTCATCTTCCACAATACCATACTCATGGCATAACTCAGAATTAAAATCGTAATCACTAAGCCACATCTGCCCACGTAAATCAAATTGTTCGTAGTCTTGATTGTTAATTTTGGCTAGTTTCAGTGCATAATCAAACCCATCTAGTTCTTTATGTACGCTGTATTTCTCATCCTTCATCTTTTTCAGAGTTTCTTTTGGCCTGTAGTAGCCACTATCTGAACAATTGTGGCAATGCCATAGGTATGCACCATCTACGTTCTTTACGTACAGTCTACGCTTTGTGTCAGCACCCATAGGGCAATCAATATGATTGTAGTGCATTTGACCGCCCTCGCTAATTTCATCGTAGTCACTAGCGTTAAGAGTGAGTACAGACAATGCATCCCTGCCATAATAAGTAGTCATGTGTATTCTATAACCTTAATTGAAGTCATGGTAATAATTTGATGACAGACCTTGCAAGGTTTTGCTAGCAGTGGCCTACCATCTTTACCATAACGTGTTACTAGTATTCTATATGCTTTACTCCAATCACACTTAACCAGTGCCGCAACTTCTGCATGTAGATATATCTTATCTGGCTCACCCATAGCTGTAGCTGTCTTAGCCATTAGTGGATGCGTCTTAACGTAGGAGTTCTGACCCGTTGCCAGTAACCTCCCACGTTTATCATACACAAACGCACTAATATCTTGCTTGCACACTTACGCAAATACCTTAGTGTAAAACTCTTGCGTTGTCTTAGCGTCATCAGGATTCATCTTCTCAATGAATGATACCTGCAATGCATACTGCAAGTCATACCTGTCACACTTACGTGCCCAATTGATAAGGGTACGTGGCGACATAGTAAGGCCGATCTTACCCTGCTCATACGCATTACGTACAAGGCCAGCAACCCTAACCATGTTCTTAGCCACTTCCTTACTAACATTACTCTTACTAGTAATAATGTTAATCTCGTGGTTTTGAGACAGATAGTTGATACGCACAGTGTTAGTGAAGCGATCAATGGTAGCTGTATTCTGTACACCTACACCACTGAATGCACCACTGGTATCACCTTGTCCCACTGTATTACCAGCGAACACAAGACGAAAACCCTTAGCTGGAATCATAGTGCGATCTGCACTAGTTCCGGGTTTTTCCTTAAGATACAAGAACCCATCTTCTTCTAACAGATTCTGCATACCCATAGCAATCTCAGACGGCATCAGTTCCCACTCATCTACTAGGCACACTGCACCATACTTAACCGCCTCAGTGATAGCGCCATCTTCCCATACAGTTGCACCACCACGTACAACCAGCGTACCAAACAATGATGCACTCTCTACGTCACCACTCATGTTGATACGGATGAATGGACGATTAAGTTTAGCACATACAAACTTAACCAGTGATGACTTACCGCTACCAGTAGGGCCGGTAATCAGTGTTTTATCACCATCTTCTAGCCCTGCTACTAGTAATGCTGCCTCATCCTTCTGGATAACATAGTCAGCATCAGCACTAGGGATAAGCCGTGCAATGTCTGCATCCGTAGGTGTATCAGACATAGTGACTGCAAAGTCACCGAATGTAGGCTTGTAGCCGAACACCTTACTAAAGAAAAGCTGCCCTGCCTTAAGCGTAATCTCTTTAGGTGCACTAGGTGCAACAGGTGCGGCTGTTGGTACAGCAGGGGCTTTGCCTAAGTGTGCGGCAATAGCCTTAGCAACCTTGTCGTTAACTTCTGTAGCCATGTTAAATACTCCGTTCAATGATTGACAAAATTGTCGGTGAAAGACTAGTTAAGTTATCTACCACTACATTTTTCTTGTAGTAGCGAGAAACATTACTATCACAAATACCAATACCATAAACATCTATGCCACTCTCTTCCACGTTAGTTACTACTTGCTTGGTGTACTGCTCAATGTCGCCAGCCCATCCTCTACCTTGTGGGCTACCATCGGACAATACTAGTAACACCTTACGATGTTCCTTCCTAACGCTAAGAGCATGTGCGGCATATGCAATACCATCACCATCACTATTTTCCCATAGGCATGCACTGGCACGATGAAACCTCTCTACTAGTTCATTAGTGGATACACGTTCACCGAAGTCATTGAACACCCACACAATAGGATTTTCTGTAGCATCTGCTGTATTAGTAAACCCTAGCACATTAAACTTGATGTTTAGTGGGCGTAATGCTTCTGCTAACGCACCAGCACCAGCACATGCCATCTCAAATTTATTACCTGACATGCTACCGCTACAGTCTACCAGTAAACTAACTACAGTGTCAAGGGTATCGCTAACCTTACGTTGACGAAACACTTTACTAGCACTAGGCGTATCGCCCTGCAATACACGATGCAAGCTACCATTGTGCAGTTTACCCTTCTTCATGCCATACTCATACCTATCCTTGCTAGCTGTCTGTAACTTCATACGTAACTTGTTAGCCATAGGCTTACCATTACTAGTAATGTAGTTAATCACCTTAGTTTTATTATTGTACGTTTCTGTATGTTTTTTTACTGCCACATGTAACTCTGGAAACCTAACGACAACGTAGTCACTAGTCCTAGGCATCTGATAGCCACTGCCACGCTTATCAGTTGGTGTTAAGTGTATACCAGTGCGGCTTGGTGTATGCTCATGCCCGATAGATTTAAGTAGTTTCTCACAGGTGATAAGTCTATCTACTGCATCTCCCCTACCATCTGGACTAACTTCTACTTCCTCACCCTTACCATCTGCCTTACCATCACTACCACTACCCTTAGTTTTACCCTTGTAGTCTTCAGGGTTAGCATCGTACAAGTCTTTAATGATACGCTCTGACAAATCCATAACATCGGCTGCACTACCACTCTCACGTATTACTAGTAACTCTTCAATGTACTTGTCGAGTTTAGTAAGGCGTACCGCACCTTCTGCATCAAGTGATGTACGCATAGCATCACACGTTTCTGAGGCTGTACTAATCCAGTTACGAATGCTGCTATCCCATACGAACACAGGTAGCAAAAGTAATTGCTCTTTAGATAGTTCCTCATCCTTAGACTTGATACGCTCTAAAATATCTTTTGTGTAGTACTCCCAAAAGTTATTACTAGTAACAACATCACCTTTATAATCTGTATCATTGAGATAGTCGATACGATGATCTTCAATAAGATTATTTACAATGGCAAGAATGCCGGTAGGTTTTACGTCATTGAGATATTTAAAGTCACTGTACACTACGTGGCTTGTCTCATGCTTTACAAAGTAACGCATACGTGTTAGCCATTCAGCACTGGTTTTTGTAGTCAGCGCAGGTAGCCACATGGTTTTGCCATCTGTTCTAGGCGTACTATCTGCCTTGTCCCACACTACACTAACGCCACTGTTACCAGCGCATCCTGATACGTATGCCTCAAAATTAACTACGTCAAGATATTTCATCCTCATCCTTTGGTGGTTTAGTTGGAAAGGGCCATGTTGGTAGTTTAGGTGTTTTCATTGCATACTAGTAACATCTGCATATGCATACGTTACATATATCCTGTAAAATTCCTCATCTATCCAATCTTCCATAGTTTCCGATACTTCTGGCATCTCTTCTATGATCTTATCAATTGTGGTTTGCATGTCTTCATCCGTTTCAAAAATGATGCATCTATTATTAATCCTCATCACACATATCCAATATAAGTACTATAATATACAGTACTGCCACTATTACAACCGCAATTGCTACAGTATCCATTGATGACAGACCCTCGTGTTAAATAGCGCCAAGTGCACGTAGGCGTGACTTAGTTGTGCGTGTAGGCCAGAGTGCTAATGTTGCCCGATTATAATCACATCTATTCATAGAGTATACGTATGTTCCGATATGATTGTTAAACAGGTATATCTTAGCATGTTCTATGCATGACCGCATTGTCGTGCTAGTTTCAGGGATGTATTCAACCCTAGTGTTACTAGTATTAAAATTACATTTGTTAGCTATTGCATCAAGCATTTGTTTTTCAATTTTACGCATGTCTTTTGCTCCAATAGAATGAGAATCCGAAACGAAACACCTTGATAAAATGTAAGCCGCCTACTTTTTTATACGATAGTTTTTTCATACTGTACCTCATGTTACTAGTAACAGGGCCGAAGCCCTGCCCCTTATTGTTTAGCCGCCTCAATCATAGCATAAGCCAGTGCCGCATACTTATCGCTGAGTGTACGCAATTCTTCTGTAGTGAATGGCTCGCATGTATCGCTATCATACTTCTTTTGTGCCGCATCAATGAAGGCCATCATACGATCAAAGTCTGATTTTGTATCTGACAATTCAGATTTACCCTTGGGCATAGGCTGACCATCTTCTTTGATGATATTACCACTATCATCAAGTTGCCATACCTCAATGTTATTAGTAATTGCTTTTGCTACCACTGATTTAGCGGAGCGCAGACTATTTTTCTCTTCCTTGGACAATTCCTTAATACTATCCAATTCTACAATGAGTGCCTTATTACGTGCATCGAGTTGTTCTACATTACTAGGTGTATCGGGATAGCATGTTGCACGTACATAGTTTGCCCATACACCTTGACCCGCTTCACGGGAAATATCTTTGCCCTCTTTTGCCTGAGACAATGCCGAGCGTAGTTGAGTATTGAATAACATAATATACCTTTACAAGTTGAGTTGATTTACTAGGTTTAAAAGATATTACTAGTAATAATAATATCTCAAAACCCTAGGTTTTGCCGGACAGTGTAGGAAAGTAACTTATTCGTAGTTGGAAACCCTACTTTATAGCGTATCTACCGCATAAAAACCTGATAATCCTAATGACTCTATCAGGCCGAATTTTAC